CTTAATGTACCTTCTTCAAGATTAGAAAGTGACAAGTCATTTGACCTTGGCAAGTCTGAAGAGATAAACAGAGACGAAATTAAATTCACAAGATTTGTAGGTCGTCTGCGTAAAAAATTCTCAGACCTCCTGCATGATCTTCTTAGAACCCAGTTAATCTTAAAGGGAGTGATTACTTCTGCAGACTGGGAAGAATTCAAAGAGCATATTCAGTATGATTATCTTTATGATAATCAGTTTGCGGAAATGGCAGAACTTGATATGCTTGAGAAAAAGATGGAAGTTCTTGACAAAGTAGATCTCTACGTTAGTAAGTATTTCTCTCAAGATTATGTTATGCGTCAACTTCTGCACTTCACCGAGCAAGAAATTGTTGAGATGAAGGCACAGATTCAAAAAGAAATCAAAGCAGGTCAAGTTATTGATCCTCTTGATGAAGTTGAACTGGAAAAACAAACTGCAGATGTTGATCTGGAAACTAAAAAAGTTTCTATGATTAATTTAAAAAATCCCCCTCAAAATACACCAAATACTAAAACCGCTAAATAATATCGAGGTTAATTATGGAACCTACTAAAATTGTTGATATGATTATGAAGGATCAACTTGCTGATGCTTCAGATGCTGTGAAAGATATCATTATGAACAAAGCAGCACAAATCCTTACTCTTGAAAAAGAAAAGATTGGTGCAAATGTGTTCAACAACTTAGAAACAGAACCCGAACAGACCGAAGATGAAACTGATAACGGAACAGATTGAAGATGTAAAATTCCTTGTAGAAGAAAGTGAGTCTGGAAAGACTCATTTTATCGAAGGAGTATTTTTACAATCGGATATTAAAAATAGAAATGGACGGGTATACCCCATGAACATTCTTGCAAAAGAAGTTCAAAGATATACTGAGCAATTCATTTCTAAGAACCGTGCTCTCGGAGAACTCGGTCATCCTGATGGACCCACTGTAAACCTGGATCGTGCATCCCATAAGATTGTATCACTCAAACAAGAGGGTAGTAATTTTATTGGAAAAGCAAAGTTGCTTGATACCCCAATGGGTAGAATTGCAAAAACTTTGATCGATGAAGGTGTCACTTTAGGTGTTTCGTCAAGAGGTGTTGGATCACTTTCAGAAAAAAGTGGTGCATCATATGTTCGTGATGACTTCATGCTCGCAACTGCTGCTGACATTGTAGCAGATCCTTCTGCTCCAGATGCTTTCGTTGAAGGAATTATGGAAGGCAAGGAGTGGGTTTGGAATAACGGTATTCTTACAGAACGCCATATCGAAACTTACAAGAAAGAGATAGACGCAGCAACTTTATACAATCTCCAAGAGACCAAAGTTTCCGCGTTTGCAAAATTCTTGAAAGGAATAGAATTATAAATAAATTATAGCAAATTTTATAGATTATATCAAAGGAGAACTAAACATGTCAGCATCGGTTGACCAGAAATTTGAAACCTTCGTAGAAGAAACTCTTGAAGAGAAGGCACCAACCGATGGTGCTGGCAAGGCAGATCCAATGCAAAAGTTGGATACTCCTGCTCCTCAAGATGCTTCTGTAGAAGATCTCGGTGGTCCTACCCCTGAGAACTATAAGGCAGATGATCACTCTGCAAAACTTAACGACGGTACATCAGGCAAAGTTAGCGACGTTAATACAAGAGGCGCTAATGCTGGTGATTCCGCACCTAAGAAAATGAAGGAAGAAGGAGAAGTCGAAGGTGAAGTAGTTGCAGAAACTACTGAAACCGAATCTTTCTCAGTCGAAGAAGATGTTAACGCACTTCTGACTGGCGAAGAACTTTCCGAAGAATTCCAAGAAAAAGCACGTACAATCTTCACTGCTGCAGTTAAGTCAAAACTTGCTGAAGAAACCCAGAAGATTGAAGAGTCTTTCGAAACCCGTCTTACTGAGCAAGTAGAAACTGTTAAGACAGAACTTGCTGAGAAGATGGACAAATTCCTTAACTATGTTGCTGAAGAGTGGAAGAAAGAGAACGAACTCGAAATCCACAACGGCATTAAACTTGAGATGGCAGAATCCCTGATGAAGGGTATGGCATCACTTTTTGAAGAAAATTATGTACAACTCCCTGAAGAAAAGACTAATGTTCTCGAAGAGATGGCAGAAAAATTAGATGAAATGGAAGAGAAGCTCAATGAGCAAATTGAAGTAAGTATGTCACTCCATGCTGAGAAGTCTGCTCTTGTAAAAGAGCGTATGATTTCAGAAGCATCCAAAGGTCTTGCTCAAACCCAAGCAGAAAAGCTTGCTGATCTTGCAGAAGGTGTTGAGTTTGAATCTGAGGAATCTTTCGAAAAGTCACTTACAACAATCAAGGAAGGTTACTTCCCTAAGGAGAAAGTTGAACTGAAGGAAGATGTCGCAACTGATGAAGTTGCAGTAACAAGCAGCAACCCAAGAATTCAGCAATATGCTGCATATCTTAATGGGTCTGCTCATAAACAATTTTGATAACAAACTTACTAATTTAAACCCGGAGAAAATAAATGTTAGGTAATTCCCAACAACTCCAGGAAAAATGGAATGATGTGCTCGAATCTAAAGGCGCTGATCAAATTTCAGATCCTTATAGAAAAGCGGTAACTTCCATTCTTCTGGAGAACTACGAAAAAGAAACAACTGCCGAAAGAATGATGCTTTCGGAAGCAGTGCCAACCATGAGCACTGGTTCAAACAGTGCTCTTGCTGGTAATGGTAACGTTGGTTTCGGTTCTGCTGCAGAAGCTGGCGGTCCTGTTGCTGGTTTCGACCCTGTACTGATCTCAATGATCAGACGCTCTATGCCTAACCTGGTCGCTTATGACCTCGCTGGCGTACAACCAATGAACGGTCCTGTTGGACTCATCTTCGCAATGCGCTCGAAACTGGGTGCTCAGCAAGGTGGTGCAACTGGCGAGACCTTCTATGATGAAGTTAACACCACATACTCTGGTAATCCTGCAGACGTTGATCTGGTCAATCCTCTTGGCGATAACCCTGCACTCATCACCGATGCTGCTGCAGAGTATGTAGTTGGTCAGGGCATGGAAACCAAGGTCGCTGAAGATCTGGGTAGAGGTGTAGATTTCAACGAAGTTAGTCTGTCAATCGAGAAGATCTCGGTTACTGCTAAGTCCCGTGCGCTGAAGGCAGCATACAGCATGGAAGTTGCTCAGGATATGAGAGCGATCCATGGTCTTGGCATCGAAGACGAACTCTCCAACATTATCACTGCAGAACTGCTTGCAGAGATTAACCGTGAAGTTGTTCGTACTATCTACAAGTCTGCTAAGGCAGGTGCTCAAGATGACACCGCAACCCAAGGCATCTTCGACATGGACGTTGACTCCAATGGACGTTGGTCTGTTGAGAAGTTCAAGGGTCTCATGTTCCAGATCGAGCGTGATGCTAACGCAATCGCAAGAGAGACTCGTAGAGGGAAGGGCAACGTTATCATGTGCTCTGCTGACGTTGCATCTGCACTTGCTGCTGCTGGTCAACTCGACTATGCTCCTGCTCTCGAAGGCAATAACCGTCTCCAAGTTGATGAGACTGGTAACACCTTCGCTGGTGTCCTGAACGGTCGCTATCGCGTCTACATTGATCCTTATGCAACCCTGACCCGTGCTGGTGGCACTGGTAAGTCCGCACATAACTACTATGTTGTTGGTTATAAGGGTTCTTCTTCCTACGACGCAGGTCTGTTCTATTGCCCATATGTACCCATCCAGATGGTACGTAGCGTCGGTGCTGAAGACTTCCAGCCACGTATCGGGTTCAAGACTCGTTATGGCATGGTCCTCAACCCATTCGCAAGAGGCGCTGATGATCTCGCTGCTGATGGTGCAGATCCTCTCGCTGCTAATAACCTTGGCAAAAACGTCTACTACAGACGTGCTCAGGTTCGAAACCTCATGTGATCCATTCACATATTACCAAGACCCCTTCGGGGGTCTTTTTTTATGCCTATAAATAAAAGTGTGAAGGACTCTACTCATGTCAGAATACAACCCTAATTTTCTATCACCTACTGGTTTTAAACTGGATCTACCAGGATTTACTTCTGTAGATTATCAGTGTCAGGGTGTTAATATTCCTGGTATTAGTATGGGTGGTCCCAATCAAGCAACTCCATATAATGACTTTCAACTTGCTGGAGATAAATTAAATTATCAACCTCTGGTTGTTGATTTTATGATTGATGAAGAATTTGTAAACTATTCAGTTTTACATAATTGGATGGTTGGAATTACATATCCACAAAAATCTACTCAATGGAGAGATTTTGTACAGCAACAGATAGACAAAAAATTTGTAGATATATGGAATATTGATGAAGTTGATATTACACTGACTGTATTAACAAGTAATTATAACCCAGCATTTAAGATACAATATGTTGATGCTGCTCCAGTAGCACTAACTCCGGTACAATTTACTACGGAGGATAATAGTATTAACTATTTGAAAGCAACGGCAACATTCCGATACACGTATTACAAAATTACAGACACCTTTGATAAGCAATTAACTTTATGAATTTATATGAAAAATTTCTTGATGAATGGCGTGAAGATGCTGTTATGGGGGATGATCTTTTTGACGAAGCAAGAAAAATCCCAATATTACATTCTAAG